GATGGGCGTAGCAACGGCGGCCGAGGTCGCCAAGTTTCCCAAGGGCCAAAAGGGCTTTGGCGCTAGCCCGGCAAAGGCCGAGTTTGCAGACTATAGACCCAAGCCGGACGGCAAAGATCCGCGCCTCTTCTCAACCATGACACAGAAAGTGGAAGCCGATGCCTCAAGCTAAACTGATTCAACTCGATATGAACGAGGGCGACGACCCGCCGCGCGAGTTTCTAATCTTCCCGCGCGGCGTCATGATGACGAGCAAGGGAGCCTACCTGCTCGACGACAGCGCCGTGGGGCTAATCCTTGCCGCCTATCAACAGCATGGCATGGACCGGCTGCCCATCGACTATGACCACGGCATGCTTGCCAACAAGCCAAGCGCCGAAAGCTCGCAGGCTGCCGGGTGGTTCGTGCCGGCTATGCGTGATGGTGGCCTATATGCCACGGATGTTCAGTGGACCCCGAAGGCAATGGCCATGCTCAAGTCGCGCGAGTTTCGCCACTATTCGCCGGCGTTTGACGTCGAGGCCGGCGACGACGTGGATGCTATGTATCAAGGCGAAATGGTGCGCGCGCGCCGTATTTCGCGCCTCGTCAACGTCGCCTTGACCAACCTACCGGCCACCCGTGAACAAATTCCACTAGTGGCAAACCAGCTTCCGCGTGATAATACAACGCAACAACCGGCCAACGAGGCCAACGAAAAAGGAACCAAGATGGATCTATTGAACATGTTTGGCCTCGATGACGAGGCCAAACTGCAAGAGCAGGCCGCCGATTTGATGGCCGCCGTACCCGCCGCCCGGACGCTAAGCGACGTCCGTGAGGCTTTCGTCTTCGCTAAGACCCAAGCCGGCAAGGCCGTCGAGCTAGCTGCCCGCGTGGCAGAGCTTGAAGCCGAAAAGGAAAGCGCCGCACGTGACTCTATTATTCGAAAACTAAGCGAAGAGGGCAAAGCACCGCCGGCCATCCACGGCTTTTTGCAGACGCTAAGCCTGGAGCAGGTTGAAGCATTCGGCGAGGCCGCCGCGCCCGTCGTGAACAAAGAGCAAGCAACCCCCGCCGCGCGCCATGTTGCGCTCAGCGACGAAGACGAGCAGCTTATCCGATTAACCGGCATCAACCGCGAGGCTTTTATCGCCGAGCGCAAACGTGAGCAGGAGGCCCGAAACTAATGGCTGCACTAACTGAAGAACGCGACACAATCGAAAAGGCCAGCTCGTTGGCCATGCGCCACACCCTCGCAGTAGCGACCGGTGTGGTGATCTATCAGGGCGCCCTCGTCGGCCTCGATGCCGCTGGCGAGCTCATCCCGTGCTTGGGCGCGGCAGCCTTCACGCCTGTTGGCCGTGCAAGCGAAACCGTCGACAACACTGCCGGCGGCAACGATTGCGATTGCCGCTCGGGAATCTTTGGATGGGACAATGACCTCGTAGCGCCAGTCTCGCAGGCTGACGTTGGCTCGGTTGTTTATGCCGAGGACGACCAAACCATCTCAACCGATGCGGCCAAGTCGCCGGCTGGCGTGCTCTACGAGTTCGACGCCGTGCATGGCATCGCATACGTGGCCTCAACCTTCCCCGCCAGCCAGTAGGAAAATAGAAAATGCTAATCACTCCCGCGGTCATTAGGACCCTACAGACCACTTTCTCTACCCAGTTTCGTGCTGCCTACGGCGACGCGGCTCCGGCGTGGAACAACTTCGCCACCATGGTGCCCAGCAGCACCCGCCAAAACAACTATGGTTGGATGGCGCGTATCCCTTCGATGCGCGAATGGTTGGGGCCAAGGGTCATTGCCAACCTTTCGAGCTACTCATACGAGCTAGCCAACAAGACATACGAGCTGACGATTGGCGTCGACCGGAACGACATCGAAGACGACAACCTCGGCGTTTATTCTCCGCTATTCTCCGAGATGGGTCGCCAGGCTGCCATGTGGCCCGACGATCTAAGCATCGACGCGCTCGAAGGCGGAACGGTTGAAACGTCGTTTGACGGCGTGCCGTTCTTCTCGGCTACTCACCCGAACCTTGACGCGGGTGGCATCGCCATCTCGAACAACTTCGCCGGTACGGCCCTGACCGCTGCCAACTACGAAGCGGTTCGCTCGTCAATGGCCAGCTACGTTGGCGAGGACGGCAAGCCCTTGGGTGTTCGCCCGAACCTGCTCGTCGTTCCGCCGCAACTGGAGCGCACCGCGCGCACCATTCTGGAGGCCGAGCTTATCCCGAGCGACGCCGGCACGGCACCGCAAACCAACGTCCTACGCAACACCGCGACGGTTTTGGTTTTGCCTCGCCTATCAAGCGCCACCACGTGGTATTTGATGGACGCGAGCCGAGCCATCAAGCCGCTTGTCTATCAACAGCGGATGGCTCCCGAGCTGGTGAGCAAGACCGCGCCCGACGATGACAACACGTTTTGGGATCGCCAGTACGTGTATGGCATGTGCGCCCGCGGCGCTGTCGGCTATTCGCTGTGGTTCCTAGCAGCCCGAGCCATCGCATAAATGGTATACGCATCCATCGACGACCTGAAGGCCGTTGGCCTGCGCGGCAAGGCATTGGAGGGCATCGACCCTCTGTACCTTGTGCAGCAGCTCGCCAACGCTTCAGGCGTCGTGGATACGTATCTGCCTAGCCACTACAACACGCCGCTACCGCTACCGGCGCACCCGTCAATCGTGGAAGCCACGGTAGCCATCGCGGCCTACCGGATTTTGAACTGGCGCGGCTATCGGCCCGGCAGCCACGACGACGAAGTTCGCGCCCGCTATCAGGACGCGATGACGTGGCTTGAGATGCTAAGCAAGGGCAGCGTGAGTTTGCCAGCTGGCAGCGACGGCACGCTTGGCGGCGAGGGCGCGCCACGAGTCACGACGGGCGGCAGCGCCCGCACAGCTTCAGCGCCGACGACCGACGGCGCGGTGCGTGGGTGGTAGCGTGACGATCCAGATCAAAGGCATCAAGCGGCTGCAAGAGCTGGCCGCCAAGTTTCAGCGAGTCGGCGGCAACCTCGACGACGCTACGAAGAGCCTGGCCGAGGTCGCATTTGCTAACACAAAAAACACGTTTAGCGCATCAACCGACCCCTACGGCCGAGGGTGGAAAAAGCTCAGCCCGGCCTACGCTAAGTGGAAAAAGAACAACGCCCGCGGCGACAAGCCGATCGGCGAGCTTTATACTACGATGTGGAACAAGTTCCGCGACGGCGGCTTAAACGCCGACGCTACGTCCTTCACGCTGACTTTTGATGTCGACTACAGCGGATACTTTCACAAGTCCCGGCCGCTGCTGCCGACCAAAAAGGGGCTGCCGAAAAAGTGGATGGTTGAGTTCGACGAGGCCATGCGCTCCTACATTTTGGAGATGACGCGTTGAGCCTGGCCGCTGCCATCAAGTGCATTCACGAGCAGACCGACCCGGTCGGCGTGCTCTATATTGGGATCGGCGACGCCGGCAACCGCTCGGCGGTGCCCTACGGTATCGGCCAGCTCAACGCCGAGCTGCACGACAGCGTGCCGCGCGTGGTTTGGGTTCCGACCGGTGGCAGCATGGGCGCACCGAGTAACATCGGCGGCCGTATCGTGGGCAGTACCCGCGACCGGTCGTTGCTGACGCGGGTGCAAGATTGCACCGTGCACTGTTGGGGCTACGACTTCGAGCAAGCGGAGCGGATATGGCTTAACATGCTCGCCGCGACGTGGGCCTATGCCGGCGGCTCGGTGGCATTCGGTTCCCATACGTGGCAAACCCAAGCCGAGGGAGAAGCCGATTATGCTATGCTTGGCCAGCTTGTGACGCAGCAAGTCTCGCTGGAGATGCCGGTGCTTGAGTCGGCTATAGCAGGTATGCCGCTAACCGCCATCACGAGCGAGACCCATGTGGGAATCATAGAACTAACAAGCGGAGATGAGATCGTATGTTGAAAACTCCCCACCAATGGGCAATGGTTCACTGCTTCAAAGTAGGCCCGCGACCCCGTCGCGAGAAGCGGCCCGCGTGGCAGCATGCTTGCGCCGATGCGGTGCACGGCTGGAGCCAGCACGAGCACGACGCGAACGGCCCTATCATGCTATCCGAGGACGACTATCGGGCAGCCGTCGCCGCTGTCGAGTCGCAAGCCAGCGACATCCAGCCGCACGAGGCGGCGCTTTCGCCTCATTGTAAGCTGCACAAAAAATCCGCCCGGCGTAGCATACGCCGCAAGAAAAAGACCACCGCCAAAAAGGACGACAGCTGATGCCAATCCCCGGCCAGACCTTCACCATTCTAGACCCAGGCTTGGCGCTCAGCCCGCCCGCACCCACAACGCCGCTATTTCTCGGAACGTCCGAGCTAGGCACGGCCAACGCTCTCGTGAGCGTAGCCAATGCACAGGCGGCCGTTGACGCATTCGGCCAAGGACCACTCACCGAGGCCCTATGCTACGCGCTGTCGGTGGCCGGTGGCCCGGTGCTGGGCATGAAACTCGCGACCTCCGTAGCCGCCACCATCGGCGCGGTGACCGTGTCGCGCGTCGGCGCTTCGACTGGCGACATCTCGACCGTGCCGCCAGCCGGCTCGCCGCTTGATGCGTACGAGGTAATCGTCGAGATCACAAGCACGGGCAGCGTTGCCGCGGCTGACTTCAACTTTAAGTATAGCCTCGACGATGGGCGAACCTTTAGTGCCGAGCAGGTATGCCCGGCAGGTGGTGCGTTTACTATTCCGAGCAGCGGCCTGACGGTCACTTTTACCGACAACGCCGGCACGCCGTTCTTTGAGAAGGGCGACGCGCACAGCTTCGACACGACGGCGCCTTATTATGGCACGGGCGAGCTAGCGGCAGCCGTGGCCGTGCTAAATGCTGACCCGACCGAGTGGGCTTTCTTGGTGCTGACTGGCAAGCCGGCCACCGCTGTCGACGGCGCCGCAATGTTCAACGCGCTCGATGTGCACCTTGACACGTTCGAGGCTAGCTTTCGCTTTGTGCGGGCTATGATGGACGCTGGCAGCGATACGCCGGCCAACATCGCGGCGGCATATGCCGCGGTGGAGTCGCGCCGAATCATGGCCGTATTCGGCGACGCCGACACGGCAAGCGCCAAGCCATTCGATGGGTGGGGCACGCCGAAGCTTTCGGCGCTCGTGCCGGTGGCTGGTCGTGCCGCTGACTCGCTTATCAGTACCGACCTCGGCCGCGTGGCATCGGGTCGGCTCTCGGGCGTGCTTGAGATTAGCCACGACGAGAATTTTGACGAGCTGCTTGACCAGCACAAGATCGCAACCCTGCGAAGCCACCTAGGCCGCTCCGGTTTCTACGTCACCCGCGGCCGGCTCAAGTCGCCAGTTGGCTCGGACTTCAGCGATTGGCAGCTTGGCCGCATCATGGACGTGGCGTGTCGCGACGTGTTTATCGGGCAGCAGAACTTTTTAAACATCGGCGTACGCACCACCGGCGCCGGCGCTATCGATGAGCGAGACGCGCGGCGGTTGGAGACTCAGATCGACAGCCGGCTGCGCGCTAACCTGACGCAGCCGACAAATGCCGAAGGTACGCCTGGGCAGGTGTCGGCGGTGCGCTACGCCATCGACCGCACAAACAACATCCTGGCAAGCTCGCAGCTAATCTCTGAAGTGGCCGTGCAGCCGCTCGGATATGCTCGGTTTATCTCCACCACAATCGGCTTCGCCCTAATCCCCGAAGGAACCTGATCACATGGCCACGCAATACCCTCTTGTCAACGGCACAAAGTTCTCGTGGGCCAGTATCGAGATCGACCTGAATGGGACGATCTTCACCGGCTGCACCGAGCTAGCCTACAAACAAACCCGAGAGATCGGAGACGTATACGGCACAGGAGCCGAGAAGCTAGCGCGCACCCTTGGCCAGCTAAACGCCGAGGGCTCGCTAACAATGTATCGCCGCGACTTCCAAGACTTCATCAACCTGCTGACCAACAACGGGCAGACCGGCTATCTGGACACCGAGTTCGACATCACGGTGAGCTATAGCTCGCCCAACGGCGACGGCATCCTAACCGACCGCTGCATCAGCTGCGTCATTCTTGAGCCCGACATCTCGGGCAGCCAAGGGACCGACCCGCTCAGCGTAACCTGCTCGCTTGACGTTTTGCGGGTAGAGCTCGATGGGGTTCTACCCATCACAAATATGCTTGTGTGATAGACAACAACAACGGCTTAAAAGGAGACGGTAAGCCATGGACGAACACGAAGAGAATTTGCAGCAACTAGAAACCGAGCACGGCGAGATCAAGGTCTTCAGGACCCCCGCCGGGCCGTTCGCTATTCGGCGGCCAAAGGCGCAAGAATATCAGCGGATGGTCGACAAGGTG